ATTTCTCAAATGTCAGATGAAGAACAAGAAGCAACCAGTGAATGGTGGCAATGGGTAAAACAAAATGTCTGGGAACAAAGTTTTGGAGATGAAAAAACCTCTGCTATTAACTCTATGGCTGCTTTGAGAAACTCCCTGCAAACTTTTGCCCAAGCATTGAATCAAGCTTCAACTGAAGGAAAAGCTAATTTGCCTCAAACTCAAGAAAGTATTGAAGGCCAACTTCAACAAATGCAAGATGGTCTTGGTGAATATGTTTCGGAGGGATAATGCCAATTAATGAAGGCACATCACTTGATATGGTTCAAGAATCAACGCCTTATTCTTTTGTTAAGGCTCCAGATACTCAAGAATTTGATTTATCCCAGTATTATTCTACCCATGGTCAAGGTGCCGGATTCATGAATACTTATCATGAATCTATGTCCGATGTGAATGATGATTTTGATAGGTCTATGTCAGGTTGGATTGTTAATGGAGAATGGAACCCTGTTGAAGGATATCACTCAGATGCCGTTATTGAATATTTATTTGATTTTAAAAAATTAGAAGAAATTTCTGATAATAATATAAAAGAAAATCTAAAAACCCTATCTGATTATTATAAAGATGGAAATTTTTGGAAATATATAAATAATATACCAGATAAAATTGGGAAACAATGTGTTCAAAACCCTGAGTGGTGGCCTGAGTTAAAAACTAATCCAGAAAAATTATTTATGAAAATTGCTGGAGCTATTCGTGTTAGCTCTGGTCAATTTACTATTTATTCTTTAACCCAAAGACAATTAGATCTTATTAGAAAATTCGTAGAAGATTCAAAAAGTTTTTATGGAAATAATTATTTTATTATAGAACAGGTTCATCCAGAAAAATATCAGAGACATAAAGTAGATGAATTTTTATCTTCTGTTTTTAAACCAAAAGATGCGTTTCAATTTCAAATGTCTTATGGCCAAGATGTGAATGATTCTCGTTGGGGTTCTGTTATTTCAGGAGAATGGTGGATTACTGATTATGGAGCAGAATATGCTGATCAAGATATTGGAGATCAAGGACATGAAGCAATTGCTGTAAATAATCTTTTTGATGCAAATGCTGCTCTTGATGCTGCAAAAGAATCTTTGCAAAATGATCCTGAAAATGAGGATTTAGAATATTTAGTAGAACAAATAAAAGAAAATATGTCAGAAGAGTGGGGGTCTTCTTCTGTATTTTTTAATGTAAATATTCCTGATGAAATTGGAATTCAAGCAGTAGATAATCCACAGATTTGGTTTGAATTAAAAAAAGATCCAAGAATTCCTTTTATGAAATATTCTAAAGCTATTAGAGTAATTAATAATGCTTTTGAAGTATATACTTTAAATACAAATCAAATTAAACAAATAAAAGATTTTATTAAAGAAAATATTGATGAAATTAATTGGGAAGAAGAAATGGTTATTGGGCAGGTTGATCCTGGAAAATCACAATATCATAGAATTATTGATTTTATAAATTTTGTAAATAAACCGGGGGAAGCTTGGATGGAAACTTTTACAAAACAAGAAAATGATATTAATGATATCTCTTTGTCTGATATTGGTGGAGCACTCTCACAAACCTGGGAAAAAGCAAAAGAAGTAGGCACCTCAGTCTTGCAAAATGTTGGCTTGATGGATAAACAAACCCTTAATCCTCAACCAGAAACTCCCGCAAAACCTATACCAGCACCCATAGAACAACCTCAGATTCAAACACCTCAGAAACAATTGGTCATGGCTCTTCAAAATTATCTGCAATCCCCAACCCCAGCCGCTCAATCTTTCCTTAATGGTCAGAAATACTCCGGTCCCGTTGATGGAAATTTAGGCAATCAAACAAGATCTGTCCTTTCTGTTATTGAAAATAATTTAAATACTCTTTTCGAAACAAGAAAATTTTCAGGCACTTTAGTCACTACTACTCCTGATGATATTGAATCCGCTCTCCAAAAAGCTATGCAATATAAAGTTTCCTTAAGCCAAAAACAAGTCATTTCATCAAAAGATGAAAGATTTTACAAACTTGGAAAATTTTTAATCCAAAAACAACGCATAGTTTAATATACTTTATGAGAATAATAATTCTCCCCTAAAAATGTAAGACCCAAAAATATAGTGCAAGATAGATTTTAAATAGGAAATAATATGGCTCTAAAACCATTACAAGCAGGTCGCGATCCTCTTGGCCAGTTCGACGGCTATGATGAATTAACTACTACAGGTCATGTTAATGCTCTTAAAGGTGGCGAAATCGTTACTTTAGCTAATTATGACATCACAGGAACTGATAAAGCGGCTGCTGATGCAAATGGTTCTGACGGTTATGTTGGAACCACAACTAAGTATCGTCCGCTGGTTACTCGTACTCTTCCAGATGGTCATCGTCCAGTATTCCTTGCTGACGAAGGAACTACAGGATATGGACAGTTATTTGGTGAGATTATCGGAACTGTATGTGGAATAAATACCACAGGAACACAGGCTGGTCCGCATAGTGGTGCAGCTTCAGGCAAGGTTACCCTTTGGGATAAACCCGGTCTTTATGCTGTTACTACAGATGCTGTTGATACCTCAGCAGATGGTCTTGTTTACACCAATGCATTGCTTGATGTAGGCGAAGCTCTTACTGCAACATCGACTGGTCTATTAACTCCAGTAAGTTCTGGCGATTCATTCGATTCGGCTAACCTTGTTGTTGCTCGTCTCGTTGAATTCAGCACCAATGGTAGTTTGGTAAATACTCCGAATTACCTTGTTCAGAGCCCCGTTCAGGTTCAATTCACTCAGGTAGTGATTCATTTCGATCCTGAATACTAAGACTTGTGGGGGAGGCTGAACTAATTCATCCTCCCCTTCATTAACCACAATTAAAAAATTATCAGCCGGTCAATTGACAGGAAGATAAGGAGAGAGAAAAACAATATGTATGGACAAATTTTCAATAACAAAGGTCAGCTGAATGCTTCAAATATGCAAGACGCATTCATGCAGTTGGCAAAGTTCGCAGCTATTTTAGAGGAGAACGCTCCTTCTAATCTCGCTCTTGCTGGCCAACCTCAGCTCAGCTCTGATCGTAGAGATCAGCTTGTTGAGTCGGCCATCATGTCGCAGCAAGGCAAAATTGCTCTTGCTCAGGCAATGGCTAACCCCATCCGTTGGAATTGACCTTACGGCGGATATAAAACCTGGCTATATGCTGGAACCTCCGAAAACTTCGCTACCAAAAACACCATATAAACTAATCACTGTAGATAGTTTCAAAAATAGTTTTGGTTAGAAAAAGTCGAGTCGATACGGATAATCAGCAGGAAAGATTAATCATGATAGATAAGCTAACCTTAGAAGATTTATATATTCATAAACGAAAAACTTCTTACGAAATTGCTGAAATGTTCTCAGTAAACAGAGCAACAGTTTGTAGGTGGTTGGAAAAATATGAAATAGATATTAATCCTAAAAAAAGAAAATACGAATTAATTAAAAAAGTTCCTTTTACTCAGGAACAGAAAGATTTAATAGTAGGAACTGTTTTAGGAGATGGCTGTGTTGCAGAACATGGTGGAAAAAATAAATCTTATCGATTGTTGGTTAGCCATTGCGAAAAGCAAAAAGACTTTTTAATGTGGAAAAAATCTATTTTAGCTAATTTTGTTAATACTATAAGAAGATATGAAGATAAAAGGGGAAATTCAATTATGTATAGTTTTGCAACTATTACTCATGATGAATTTCGATTTTATCGAAACCTTTTCTATAATGGTAATAAAAAAGTTATTAAAGAAGATTTAATTCATCATATTAAGCCGCTTTCATTAGCAACATGGTTTTTAGATGATGGTTCTATTAACAAAAATGTTAATATGCGATTTTCTACAGACTGTTTTACTAAAAATGAAAATGAACTTCTTCAATGGTTTCTAAAATGCAATTTTGATATACGTTGCAAAGTTTGTGAATATACAAGAAGAGATAATAAATATTATTATCTTAGCTTGAATAAAGAAAATTCACAAAAATTAACTGAAATAATTGCTCCGTATTCAGTAGATTGTATGAAATATAAATTGATTAATTCCTCAACGACTACATGCCAGGCAGCTACAAATGATGATATCTAAAGAAGAGTTAAGCGAACTTTACATCAATCAAAATTTAACTCCAAAACAAATTGCTAAACAAAAAGGAATCCATTGGAGAACTGTTTTGAAATATTTAAGAAAATCTGGTTTCAAAACATTTAATCTAATAGAATCTCAGAAAGCAAATAGTAAAAGACCTACTAAAGAAAAACTTCAAGAATTATTTGATAATTATACGGCAGAAAAAATTGCTGATATGTTTCAAGTAAAAATGGGAAGTATTTATAGGTGGAAAGAGGAACTTGGAGTTATATCAAAGTTTGATCCTTATCGGTATGATAATTTAAGAACAATACCTTTAAATAGAAAACAAAAAGAAATTTTGGTTGGAACAGTTCTTGGTGATGGTTGTATCTCTTTAAAAGAATCTGGAAGTGCAAGATTGTATATAGCTCAATGTAATGCACAAAAAGATTATCTTTTTTGGAAACGAGATGAATTTCAACCATTTTTTCCAAGAGAACCAATTAGAGATGAAAAAATTACTGAAAAAGGTTTTCATTCTGTAATGTGGGATTGCTCTTCAATTACTCATCCTGATTTTAAAGAATTTTATAATCTTTTTTATTTTGATGGAGTAAAACAAGTAAAATATCATCTAAAAGAATATTTAACACCATTATCACTTGCTGTTTTATATATGGACGATGGTTCGCGATCACAAGATAAAAGATCTATAATTTCTTCAGATGCTTTTAGTATAGAATCAAATACTACTTTAGCAAGAATTTTTAAAGAAAATTTTGATCTTGATTGTAATGTTCGTCCTTTTACAAGAAATGGTAAAAATTATTGTGATATTGGTTTTAATAGGATAAATTCAAAGAAATTGTATAATATAGTTTATCCTTATATGTTAGATTGTTTAAAGTATAAAATTGTAGCTGATGATATAGTCTGACCCTTATAGAAATATAAGGAATTGAACAGAAATGATTCAATAGGTTTTTCCCTACCTTAACAAAAAGCGTAACTTAGATTACCAGGGAATCGCTCGTAGAGCATTAGTGGTAGACCCACTCCCCCAGGGTGCTCTGCCCATTTACGACCGCGATATTGACGTTACTGCCGTAGTAGTTTCCAGCAATGGAACTGGTCCGGAAAGCCGTGTATTCGGCGACCGCGTAACTGTGCCTGAGTTCGAGCTTTTCTCGAACCCGACAGTTCGTATTGCCGAGGTAAAGCGTCGTAGATTCAATGTCATTGACCGAGCTGTTCAAAAAGCCCGTCAGGAAATAATGGCACAAGAAGATGCAAACGTCTTCGCAGCTATTGACGCAGCCTCAGGCGTTGAGAACACCGTTCAGGACATTGCTGATCAGGGAATGCTTAAGCGCGACCTTGTCGAGCTTAAGGTTCAGATTGATCGTTGGGACAACGTTACTACCAAGTATTTCATGAACATTTCTGAATACACAGATATCCTTAACTGGGCATCTGGTGGTGGTACTGTTGGTGGTGGCGAGATTGATCCGGTAACTCAGCGTGAGATTCTCCAGACTGGGCTTTATGCACATATCTGGGGAGCTGATATTATGGTCAGCAAGATTGTTCCTCCGGGGACAGTGTATGCTTGTGCTGATCCTGAGTTCGTAGGAGTATTACCTGTACGCCAGGACATCGAGGTATTGCCTGCTGACGAACCGAGACGACTCAGCCTTGGCTGGGTGGTTTCAGAAATAATCGGGATCGGGATTGTCAACCCTCGTGGTATCAGTGCTGGTCGTAAATCTGTTGCAGCTGGCTAATTTTAATTAACCTATAATCAAAAAGGCTTCCCCCAAAAGGTGGAAGCCTTTTTTATTGGAAAAAAGAGTTCGAGTGGTTTATTCCCATCCTCATGCTATAATGAGGTGAGTAATATGATTAAGAAAATAACAGCAACAGATCAAGAAATAATAGATAGTTATTTGGCGGGCAATTCAGGATTTAAAGTTGCTAAATTATTAGGAACAAGTCAAACGCAGGTTCGAAGAGTTCTTGAAAGGAATGGAATATCTGGAAGATCTATTAAAACAGATGATGAATTAGAAAAAGAAATTATTCAAAAATATCTTGATGGAACATCTTCTGAAAAAATTGCATCAGAATATAATATGAATGGAAGCACTGTTTGTAGAATATTAAAAAGAAATGGACATGAAATTCGCCCATCTGAATTAAATAAAAGAAAATATAAAATAAAATTTGATTGGTTAGATGAGATTAACACAGAAGAAAAAGCTTATTGGTATGGGTTTATGCTTGCAGATGGCAATGTTCATAATACATTAAATTCATTTAAAATAGTTGCCCATAATAAAGATTTATATATTTTAAAAAGATTTGGAGAATTAATATTTGATGGAGATTATCCTTTATATGAAGATGATCCTTATTCTACGTTAAATATTACATGTAAAAAAATGGCACATAGATTAAATGAATTAGGATGTATGCCTAATAAAGGTTTTCAATGTAAATTCCCAGATTGGTTAAATTTAGATTTGCGTAGACATTGTATTAGGGGATTGATTGATGGTGATGGGTGTATTTATAAAAATGAAGATAAAAATAGATTTATTGTTATTTTAACTGGTAATTGTTTTATATGTAAATCTGTTGCTGAAATTTTAAAAGAGCAGGGAATTTTTAATCCAAGTTTTCAAAAAATAGAATCTAAAAATAGTGAAAATGGTATGGAATTGCGTATAAATTCTCGTTATGATGTATATAAAACATTAAATTATATCTATAAAGATAGCACAATTCATTTAACCAGAAAATATGATAAATATTTAGATTTTTTAAAAATGCATGGAGAGCAATGTCAACAATATGATGATATTAAGAAATTAAATTCTGAGGGATTGTCTAATTCAAAAATTGCTAAAAAATTAAACATGATTCAATCTACAGTTTGGAGAATTCTTCATAATGAAAAATTGCAATAAATGTTTTCAATCATATCCCGAAACATCAGAATATTGGCGATTTGATAATGGAAAATTATACCGTAAAACTTGTTTAATTTGTTCTCGTAAAAAAACAAACGAATATCAAAAACAATACTATATTCATAATAAGAGCCAATGTCTGCTTAATATGAAGCAATATAGAGATAAATCTAAAGATAAATTAAATACATATTATTCAGAATATTATAAAGAGAATAAAGAACATATTCAAGAAGTGAAGAGAAAATATAAGAAGAAAAGATATCAAACAGATCCTGAGTATAGATTGCGCCGAAATATATCAAGAATGATAACAGCAGCTTTAAAACAACCTCGTAAAGTAAGTTGTTTAGAAAAATTAGATTATTCTATAACAGATTTAAAAAGTCATTTAGAAAGTAAATTTATCGATGGAATGACATGGGAAAATTATGGAGAATGGCAAATTGATCATATAATTCCTCAATCTAAATTGATTTATTCTTCAATGGAAGATGAGAATTTTAAAAAATGTTGGTCATTAGATAATTTGCAACCATTATGGAAAATTGATAATCAGAGAAAAAGCAATAAATGATTAAAGAAGAATTAGAAGAATTATATCTAAATCAAAAATTAACGATGGAAGAGATTGGTTGTATCTATAAAATAGATAGAACAGCTGTATCTTATTGGATAAAGAAATTTGGGATAAAACCAATTTATTATCAGCGTAGATTTATTAAAGAGAAGGATTATAAATTAACAGAATATCAGAAAGACATACTGATAGGATCGTTGCTTGGGGATGGCTCTTTGGTATGTAGGAAGGGTTTTCCATATTTTAAGGTGTCTCATTGTGAAGTCCAGAAAGATTATTTATATTGGAAATATGAGGCGTTAAGACCCATTGCTAGGGTTCCGGGGAAATATATTGATAAGCGTGGAAATTCTATTATGCATCAATTACATACGTTATCGCATTCTGGATTAGAAGAATTAAAAGATATGTTTTATAAAGATAATAAGAAGAATATTACGGACAAGATTCAATTAAATGAATTATCGTTGGCGATATGGTTTATGGATGATGGGACGATAAATGGAAATAGTTATCGATTTTCGACAGAAGGATTTTCTGAGGAAGAGAATTATATATTGAAGAAATTGATGGAGGAGAGGTTTGGATTTAAGGTAGATGTTAGGAAATATAGGAAATATTATTATTTAGTGGTAGATAGGAGTTTTTCGGAAGAGATGACAAGGATGATTGGACCATATATGATAGGATGTATGAGGTATAAGTGCATAGAACCGAAGAAATATTAAAAGAAATCAATGAATTATATAAGAAAATAGGGATATCTATTGAGATGGCGAAGGGATATTTAGCTGGAATAATAGATGGAGAGGGATCAGTTTATTGTAATGGGAAAAAGGCATATGTTTCAGTAGGTTCGACTGATACTGATATAATATTTCGAATTATAGAATGTTTAGATGTATTGGGTGTTAGATATTCTATTTATAGAAATCAGATAAAGTCTGGAAAAGAGTTTTACAATATAAGTATTCCTCGGCGGCAGGTGGAGAAATTAATAGAATTACCATATGGATGTGAAAGAAAAATAGAAAAGATGAAGAAAGTTGTAGAGGAGACGAGGGCAATAGAATACAAGAAGGCGTATATAAGTGAAGAAGAGTGGAAATTAATAAAAGAAGAAAACATTTCTGAATGGGCCAAGAGGAATAAGGTTCATGAGGAGACTGCGAAGAGGTGGAAAAATGAGAGGAACAGGATTCATTGATCAATATTCAGCGCCTTGTTTATTGGGGCCACAATCCAAAAATATTCGCCAAATAAATAATCTTTTTATTTGGGAAGTTGGAAAGAAAACTCATTTTTCTGTTATTGGAGGGGAGTCTCTTTCTTCTTCTGATATTGAAGAATTAAAGAAAATAGGTTTGGCCAGTTTTCATTATTTAAGTGAAGATAATTATAAGATATTAAAAAATAATATAATAAGTAAAGATAAGATAACGTCGATAATATTAAAAATAGATGAGATAGATTATTGTGGAAATCGGAATAAGACTATACGAAATTATATGAATCGGTATAAAAAGAAGGTAGTTGAGGGGGATTATAGGAAGATAGATGATGTTAAGGAGATAATAGATCGGTGGTCTGATACGAGTGCTGATAAATATTTTCGTGATTTTTCTGGAAAGAATTTATATTTCATTAAAAATGGATATCATAAATCATGTGAGAATGTATTTGTTTATGATGAGGATAAATTAATATCATTTGGTGTAGCATCTTCTCTTGAGGAGGGATATTGCACATATGTTATAGGGAAAGCATTATGTAAAGATTATCCAGGATTATCGGAATTTACGGATATGAAATTATATGAGAAGATTTTTGCGAAGGTTGGTCCATTTAGGATTAATATGGGACAAGCGATGAAAGGGTTAGTATTTTATAAGAAGAAATTTGCAATTCCTGAAGAAGAGATAAATTACCATGGCAAAATTCAATTTTGATCAAATAATTGAAATAAATGGAAATAAGCTCACAAAACAATATATTCAATCATTATCTTTTTCTGAAAGGGAAGGGTTGGTTGAACCAATATTTGAATTATTTCGGGAGAATGGATTAGTATTGCCTGATAATGTTGGCAAATTAAAAAAATCATATAAAAAATTATGTGAATTAAAGATAAATGTGGATGATGTAGAATTATTTAATAATAGTTCATTGGGGACAGATATATGTAAATATTTTTGCAAGAGTTTTTATGAAGCGCGTGGGAATAAGGGAAAGACGATTTGGGAGATATTTAATGATGATGGATTAATGAGGAGGTTGATCAGGAATAGGTTAGGGATGGATTGGTATCATGATGATGCGAAGGGGGCTGGGGTGAATGAGGCATTTAATTTCAGTCCTAAGATGTTAATCCAGGGGATGAGGAGTATGATGTTAGTATCACAAGTATCGATGTTTAAGCCTAGTATAGCTAAATACATTTATACGAAATATTCTGAGCCTGGGGATTTAGTAGGAGATTATTCGGCTGGATTTGGAGGAAGGTTATTAGGGGCGATGTCA